TGTAGTGGCCGTACCAGGCGACACGTTCGGCAACTTCCATGGTGCGGTGCCATGAGCGTGTGTCTGCTCGAATGCCACCCCACGTTGAAAACGTGCCTTTGGCCATGCCTAAGGCGCTGATGTAGCTGCGCGTGTTGTGCGCCAGGTTGCTGCCGGTTTCGCACTGTGCCAAGGCCGCCCACATTCGCGCCGTGACGACGCCTGGCGGGTTGGTTGGTGCGTCTTTGGGTATTGGGGCCAGCGCCAAGATGAGCGCCGCCACCAGGGCGCCTATTGCGTCTCCTTGGCTCGGTGAATCATGGCGTGGTATCGCAGGACACCAAGGCGGGTGATTTTGCAGGTCATGACGTTTTCTCCAAGGCTCGAGGTGGCGGTGCCGACACGCTCGATTAGTTCCATGTGGCGCAGGTCGCTGCACCGTTTCCACCAGCACGACCGTGACGGCAAACCAGCAAGGGTTGCCGCCATTTCGTCTGTAAGCGCCTGTGCGGGTGTTTCAGCCGCGTACACGGCTAGTAGGCGCCCTAACTGTGTTTCGGCGCGTAGGCGGGCGCTGGCGGCTGCCTGATGGCTGGTGTGCGGGTCGCTTGCTCTGGCGGCAGGCGGCATCGCGTCAAATAGGGTGGGCTGAACCATTGCGGGTCTCCTCTGTTGTCGGGTGGTAACACCCTATACAGGTCTCAGCCGCCGTTGATGGCTTTTGTCCACCGCTCGGTCACAGCGTCAGGGTGGTCGGCCGCGTAAGGCGTGATTTCAACGTGGATGAGGCGCATACCGACCGGCTCAATGGTGCGTTTCCGGTACACATCCCACGTTTGCCGGTCGCAGCGCCACCCTCGACCGAACCGGCCGGTGGCGTAGTCGGCAATGTATTCGAGGCCTAGCCAGTCGTTCTCAACCACAAAGTCAATCATGGACATGGCTTGGGCGCGGCTGTTTGCTTCGCCGTCGTAGGTCAGGTCAAATGCGCGCCATGAGCTATGGACAGTGATGTCGCCAGGTTTGCCGCGTTTGTCGCGTAGCGCGTAAATGCCAGCGAGCTGCAGGACGCCGCCGGTGAAATAGATCATGTTGTTGGCGAATACTCGAGCGCCGCCACGTTCGGGGCTGCGTGGTTGTGGGCAGTCTTTGGTGCCTGTGTATGGCCTTTTCGCGCCCATTAGTTGCTTGGGCGCAAGATGCGTAGGTCTTCTGTGCCGGTTGCCACGATGGCGTACACGGTTTCGTTGGCTGGCACGAACAATTCCTGTGGCACCGCGTTTTTTTGGGTTGCGCAACCGTTGGCGCTGGTGACGTCTGCGCCGCCTAGGTACACGGTGCCGTTGCCGGTCACATGGAAATAAACACTGCGATTGGACTCGTCGGCTGGCACAACGATTTGGGCGGTGGTGGTGACGGTGTAGCTGCTGCTAATCATGGTTGGCCTTTCGTGCCGATGATGGGGGTTACTTGGTCGCCGCGTCGTGCTGCAATGCCGTTGCCTACGGCGTAGCCGACAATCATGGTGAATACGGGCATGCCGGTTTGGTTGTCTATTGCGCCGATAGCCATAAGGCCGCTGATGAGGATAAGCGCAACTAGGGCAATAAGGGCTTTAGATGGGTTAGCGATGCTCATTTGCGACGGCCATAAACGCTAATTGTGCCACCTGTCATTGTTCCGCTATTGGGCAAAAGTTGGAATCCGTCATAAGAGGTATTGTTATTTACAACGAAACTTCCAAAACGCCAGTAATTATTATCGACAGCCGAAAAGGTTAAAAGAGTTTGCGTAGATAAAAAAGGTTGTTGTATTTCGCACGTTGATGCATTTTTAAAAACGCTTGTCATACAACCGACTTCGCCAAAAGAACTGTTTACTTGATTCGCATTGGTCAAAGCGCCTGCACCGGCATTAACAACGTACAAAGTATTGCCGTAAAAGCCATTGATTGTAGGAGTTGTGCCGACCAACATTTTAATTAGCATTGCATTGCCAGTAACGCTTGCTGTGATGTTGGAATAAGAAATTACATAATTGTCATAATCTGCGTTAAAACAACTTGTGACATTAACAGTAGAAACAGCCGTTCCGACTGTCACCGTTTTGACCAGCCACAGCCCTACGGCGTTCATCTGTGACGCGGTAAGAACCGCGCCTGCGCTAAATACTGGTGGCGTAGCCATACTGTCTCCTAACCAATCCCTAGTGTATTCGTGTCCAAAATGCCGAACTCGCTACTTGTCAAAATAAGAGGCTGGCTAACTGCCGGACTGAAATAAAACGTATAGCGGCCCTGCTCAAGGTCTTGGCTGACCTGATACCCCTCGATGACCATGTTGTAAACCGTGCCGCGGAAGTTGATAATGCATTGAGTTCCTACCAGGTTGTAATCGTTCACCTGCCTAGCCATGTCAAATGTGCCGACAATGGCCGTGGTAGTTGACAAGCGGAATGGCCGCAACGTGGACTGGCTCAAAATGGCGGCGGTCACGTCAGCCGTCTGTTGAGCGTCAGCCAAATTCTCAAGGATGCTGGTGGTGCTGTAAGACGCAAACGGTTGAGCGCCTGTGCTCGACACGGCTTGGCTGGCGTTGCTGTTGTAACCCACACGGATTTCTGTGTAACTGTTGTCGTCGCTGGCTAAAAATTCGATTTGGTCGTAAAAGTAACTATCCGCGGCGCTTGACTGGCTGCCAAAGTCGGTGAAATTGACGTATCTTTCGTCTAGCCGTTCGCCATTAGCCCACAATGACGGCGCGTTGCCAAAACCGCGGTCAGTGATGTGACCGACAACCGACACAGCCTGGGTGTTTAGATAGTCCAAAACAATGCCGCTAAATGTTTCGTTTTGGCTAACGAATGTGTCAAATGCGGTGCCGTAATAGCTAGGGCTTGTTAGTGCGTCAACGCCGTCATAGAAGACGTCGGTGCCTGCGGTAATGAGATCCATGGCGGTGGTGATGTTGACGTTTGTGGCGTAGCCGCGTCCGCACCAATACAGGGCTGTGCTTTCTGCTGCGATGGTGATGCGGTCAGCTGGTGCGGCGCCGGTGCCGCTGTTGTATGGGATGCCGTAATCACGGCGCACATCGGTAATGATGCCGTTAAATAATTCGTTAGTGCCGTTTATTTGCAGGTAGTAGCCGCGCGGCGGAATAGCAGGGCCGCCGCTGGCTGGTGCCAACAGCTCAATAGTGCAGGTATCAGGGGTGAAACGGTCAGTTAATCGTTGACGCCCAATGCGCACATTGGCGTTGATGACGTACGACGTCAGGTCAATCCAAGTAGCGGCGTCGTCGCTTACCTCGACCGTGAATTGGCCGGTGTAGGTCATGGCGCTGTGGTGCGGATAGGAATGTTGCCGTAACGGTTCATGTAGCGGCGCAACGCCTGCACAACCGCTTCGGGGTCGCCGCCGTTGACGTTGATAGTGACGCCACCCATGCCACCGGCTCGATCTAGCGGCACCACTGCCTCGGGGCCAGCCTCACCGATAAGCGCCAATGTGGGGCCGGTCACAATGCCGCCGTCAGCCATGGCCGGAATAGCCAAACGGCCGCCTCGAGGCACAGAACCAGCACCGTCGCCACCGCCAAACAGGTTGTCAATGGCGCGACCTAGGAAACCTGGCATGGCGATGCCCGCGCCGACGTTGGCAATGCCAAGCAAGAATTTTACCGCGCCGGTCGCGCTGCGGTATGCGGTGCCTAGGCGCTCAAATGCGATGGCTAGCGCGACAATGCCACTAGCAATAAGCACATACGGGTTAGCGGCCATTGCGGCATTTAACGCGAGTGTGGCGACAGTGATGCCGCCGATGCCTAGCGCCACGTTGCGCAGTAACTCGGGGTTTTCCATTGCCCAATTAGCGAACGCTTGCAATTTAGGTAAGGCTGCTTCAAGCACCGGCAAAAACGCAGCGCCTAGTGACTCTTTAGCCTCACCGATGCTGATCGACAAGCGGCGCATGCCACCGGCCGCGGTATTGGCCGCGGTTTCAGCTGCACCCTTGAAGTTCATGTCAAGAATTTGCAGAACGTCGCTGAACTCGGCGCCGTCTTTGATTGCGGCTTTAAGTTCTGGCGACAGGGCGCCTAGGGCTTTGGTGTTGCCCGCATAGCCCTTGGCAAGTGCGTCGGACACCGTGGTCAGGTCTTTGCCTGTGGCCGCCGAAACGTCGAGCGCGACATTGAGCAAATCTTGCGAGTAGGACACTTCGCCGGTGGCTGTCACCAATTTGGCTAGGGCTGGTCGCAGTTGATCGTCAGCAACAGCGGCGGCCATCGACGTCTTGCTGATGAAATCTTCGGTAGCGCGAATTGTCGCGTCGCTTGCCAGGGCTGATGCTCGCAACTGACGCGCTAACAGAGCTTGTGCTTCAGCATCCTCGGTGGCGGCTTTAATGCTGTCGCCAAGCACCGCGGTCAAACCAGCGAACGCGGCAGCCGCCGGAATAGCGGCTTTTTTCAACGCAAATTGGGCTTTTTCGCCTGTGGTTTCCAGTTGCTTAAACTGCTTGACGGCTTTTTGTACGCCTTTGCCGTCAAATTCGCTAATGATGGGGATGGAGATAGCCATTAGCCAAGCTCTTTCTGTACTTCACGCGACGCGGCCAACACGGTGTCACGCATACGGCTAGTCACTTCGGCGCTGTTACGCTCATACGTCGGCCACAACACGCGTTGCGCGCGACCAAAACGCGCCTCGAGATTCTCAATAAACGCGCGGCCCTTGGGGTTGGTGCCTTTTTTGCCTGCAAGCTCAAAGATGCTGGCCGCCGCGTCTTTCTGTTGAATGCGAATAACAGACACGGCGCGTTTGCTGGTGTCAATTTTGACCTGAACACCTAATCGAGCCTTAGATGCTGACCAGGGCAATAGTTGGCGGCTACCGGCTGACCAAATACGCGACATACCGGACAAGGGCATGTCAGGGTAAGCGCCTCGAGCGGCGTCGACGACGGGCGCTGCAATGGTTTTGACGTCACGGTTAAATTGCTTGCGCAATTCGGGGTCGATTTTGCGCAGGCTTTTGACGGCTTCTTTAGCGCCCACCACTTCGGTTTTCACTGTGGCTGTCATAGGCGCCGCCGTTGCTCTTTCATGACGGTGGCCACGGTGGCCAGGTCTGCTGTGGTGAATTCTACTTCAGGCGGCCACCAGCCGGTTGTGACTAACAGTTCTGCTAGTTGTCGCCGGTAGGTGCCGCTTCGGTAGGGTTTTCAGGCTCTTGGCTTACAACGTCGATGCTTTGCAGCTTCTTGATGAAGTCGTCAAACGCGGGTGGCACCGTGATGCCGTGAACCTTGCAGGCCTCGTACGCCAAATATGCCAAATCTTCAACGCCTATGCCTTGGGCTAGATCGCTGGCTTTGCGCCTGAATTTGCGTTCCCACTGGGTTACTACCCACAGGTTGGTGCTGACTTCGTGCGTGTCGGTGCCTAAATCGACGCGAATGGTTATTTGCATGTCGGGACTCCTATGTCTAGACGGTTGTATCGACCGAGTATGTGCCGCCCACGAACGTGACGTCGACGGTGGACAGTTCGCCCATGGTGGCGTTGATAACGGGCAGTTCAGCCAGAAACGCGCCGGTGAGGATAAAGCCTGGGTTGGTGGCGCTATCTGGCGGTGCGGCTGGCTGCACACGCACCGTGGTTGTGGTGCCAACCAATGATGCAAGGGTGGCATAGGTTTCGGTGGCCGCGTATGACATGTACAGCGACAAGGTAACTTCGTGGTTGCCGAGGCCTGCAACATATTTGCGGGCTGTGTCACCAAATGCGGTTGACTCGAGCTGATCGAAGCGGTGCGTGAATGTGGCGGCGGTGCATTGGTCGGACAAATCGACGCTGTTGACGGTCACGACTGGGTTTGACAGATAGGTGCTGGTGGCCATGGCTACTCCTGGGCGCTGGTGGCGTCGGGTGCCGCTTTCTTGGATACTTTAGCCTTTGCAGGCTTGGCTTGTGTTGGTTTTGTGTCGGTGGACTCAATGAAGCCACCTTTGACAAGTGCGTGGACGTTGACCCATACTTCCGGTTCCCATAGTTCGCCTGGGGTGCCTATGCGGGGGCTGATGATGCGGTATGCCATGGGTTCTCCTAAGCGGTTTGGGCTTGCATCGAGATAAGCAAATCGTACGCGGGGTAATCCTGGCCGCCGATAGAAACCACGGTCGGTTGACCTGATTTCACTGCCACGTTCTTTGCCAAGACGCTGGCGACGATGCCGAGGATGTCGCGCAGCGCGTCAAGGTTGCCTGGGCCGCTGCCAATTACTTTGACGGGGAAGTCGAGGCGCACAATGTTGTAGTTCCATGCCTCAAATGTGGGGGCGTCAATGAACACGCAGCTGGTGGTTATGTGGCGCGGGTCGATGGCGACTGGCAAACCGCTGATTGTCGCCAGGGTGGTGCGCAGATCGTCAATGGCCTCGTTAAACAGGTCGGTGTACGCCATTAGGCGACCTGTGGGCGGTTAATACCTAGCAACTGCATCACCATGGGGCTTAGGCCGGTGCTAGGTGGGGTGCCCATGCCGTCAAACGACGCCAGGCTGGTGAAACTGCCTTGCTGGCGGAAGTACGCGGCGCCGACCATGATGGTGCCAAGGGTGACGTCGCCACCTGGGCTGGTTGTTAGGCTGTCCTGCAAATAGCCCGCTTCGACGCGTCGACGGTACGCAAACGCGTTAGCTGCGGCTGCGCACTGCGTCAACAGTGTGGCCGCACCAGCGCTAGTCAACGGAATTTGCAGGTAGTCGCTGATGTTGGTGCCGGTAATCCAAGTGCAGGTTTGCGTCCAGGTGCATGTGCCTGGCGTGGTGAGAACACCCCAGTCGACGTCGCTGCCTGCGTCGTAAAACAGCAGTTGGTTCGCTCGAGGGATGGATGTGTCAAATAGCCATTCGCCTGTGTCGGCGTTAGTGCCCTCGTAGACGTATTGCGGGCAACCAAGAACAGTGAACGTGCCGTCAAGGCCATCCCCAAGCCCAGCCAGTGTTATCGACTGGCCAGGCTGGATGGGGGTGTCTGTGAGGGTTTGCACACAGCCATAGTCATCTAGGCGTTGTATGGCGATGACGCTATAAACGGCCACGGCCGCCGCCTTTCAGGTTGGTCAGGCTTGTGTGATTTTGCGGATCATGCCGCCGATGGCTGCGAACGTCGACACATAGCCGTGGTAGCTAAATGTGCGTCCAAGCGTTGACGGAATTTCCACCGACATCAAACCCTTGATTTGCTCGTAGAACTCGTAAGCATCGCCCTGACCGGTTCCGACGCGGGTGATAATCATGGTCTTGGCAGCAAAGTTGCTGTCGACGACAAGTTGCAAGCCGAGTGGGTTGCCGTTCCAAGATGTTGCCTGGCTGTTGCCAAGTGCGTTCTGGCCGGTGAGGCCTGCACCAACAAACGGGAACAGCGGACGGTTGCTCGAGTCAACGACCTGTCCGAGCTGCGCCCAAACGTCAGGGCTGACGAACATGTGCGTTGGGAACCAGTTGCGGCCGTTGGAAATGTCGGCGGCTGCGTCATAAATCGACTTCACAAGGTCAGCTGCGGTCAAGTCCCACACGCCCGATGAGTTGGCTGCGGTAAGCATATTGTCTGCTGCGATGTTGTCGGTCGCGAGCATGTATTCGCCCATGAGGTCATTCAAGATGAGGTTCATCGCGGCCGGTGAAGTGAAGTCAATGTCCTGCACTGACAACGTGACCTGACCTGCAACAGTGGTTTTGCTGACGCTGTTAGACGCAATCACCATGGTGGTTGCTGACACTGCGGCCAATTCGTTTGCCTGCGATGCCGCACTGGTGTGCGTGGTGATCGTCGGACGAATGAACGTCTTTTGCGCACCGCCGTCTGGGTATGCGCGAGCGCCCACGGCCTGCACCACAGGGCGCACGAAGTTAATGTCCTGCACCAACGGACCGAGCACCGGAACCGGAAGCAAACCAGGCGTGTCGGTCGTGATGACGTCACCAGCAGCGGCCTCGATCGTGGTGCGTGATGCCTTTACTGCGTCGTGATATGCGGCGTTGATTTTTGCGAACGTGTCGCCACCGATGTGCATGGCAGCGAGGTATTCACCTGCTGACGGCATACGGAATTCGCGCTTTGGCTGCGCGGGAATTGGTGCGGTTGGGATTGCGGCCTCAACTTCGACGGACTTTTCTGCTTCCACGACTGGTGTTTCCTTTGGGTTTGTAGTGGATGAAACTGCGTCGGGGATTGTTGCGGCCGAGGCCGCGACATCTGTGATAGTAGCACCGGCAAAGGCGGGGATGGGTACTAATGACAATTCCATCCAATCGGCCGCCGTGACAACCATGGTGTCGCCGTCC